AGAAGAATGATTGAATCAAATGCTGCAAGATTCAATGGTGATGGTCAGAGACAAGACCTATCACGCTACGCACAAGAACAATTAGATGCTTTGAATGATGGTACATTCAAAGGAATGAAGTTTAGTATTAAAACTGGTAAGAAGTACCATAAGATAATATCACATGATTGGTGTGATAGAAACAATGAGTGGAGAAGTGGTGGTGTTCATGCTTTTGTTAATAAGCATACAGGTGAGATCTACAAAGCAGCATCATGGGCATCTCCAGCAAAGCATGTACGCTATGACCTAAGAATTATTAGAGATCGTGAGTATGTACTTGATCCTGATAATTGTGGATGGTCAGGTGGTTATCTCTACATGAGGTAATCACCATGCTTGTAAATCTATCCAAAGAAGAACTCTGTCTAATTTCTATCGCTCTTAATGAGTATCAAATGGAGACAGATAATTATCATCTTGATGAAATGAAAGAAGTTTCAACCAAGATTAACAACCTTTATAAAGTTTGTACCTGTAAAGAAGATGCATCCACTAACTAAAGACATCCTATTTGATGCCACTCTTAACCTACTATCACAATGGTGGGAAGTAGGTTACAGAGATCTTGAAGGAATAGGTTACAAGGATCTTGTAAACACTCTATTCCCATATCATACTTTTGGAACCAAACATGCATCTTTTATTAAGGATGCTTGTCAAGCATGGGAACTTAAGTATAATACAGAAGTAACAAACCTACTACCTGATCTACCAAGTAGAGCAAGTAACTGGGTATCACATTTGGAGGTAGTTTAAATGTTACACCTTGTCGCATTAGCACTAATATGTGCTATAATATCAGCAATGGTAGTTCTTATGATCTACAACCCCCATCATCATTAAAATGATCTCAACCACATTTTCCTTCTATCAACTCACAGACGAAGTGATGAAGAGAGTTAGGGCAGGAAAGCATGGTAGGCATATCATGTGTCCCAACTGTCAATCTATCTCTAAGGTTTATCACTTTAGTTGGTCTGCTTTACAATGTCAACATTGTAAAGAATCAATCGACAAATCATTATGGAGTGTGGAACAATGAACCAATTTCGTGTAGAATGTTCTGAGGTCAATTACTTCACAGTTTTAGTTGAAGCAGAAACCGAGGAAGAAGCAAGGGAACTTGCTAATGCTAACATCAATTCATTTGATGTAGAAGATGAGTACACTTCAGAATGGTCTATTGAAAGTGTGGAGGAACTATGAGTAATAATATGACTGGAACTCAAAAACTGTTGTTTATTTCTTCATTCTTATGGACACTACATTGGGGAACAAAAGTCGTATCGGTCATAGTGGATACGGTTATTCTAAACGCAGGTGTGAAAGTGTTACCACTTGGTTTATAGACAAGTTTTTACCTAATCATCATCTTACTATAGAGATAACACATCATGGAATAGATGGTGACTGGGGTTACTGTGATTGGGTTGGTTCATCTTATAAACCCAGAACATTTGAGATTGAATTAAGACCTAATATGACTGCTAGGCAGTATATAATAACTCTACTGCATGAGTTAGTACACTTACGTCAGTTTGTTAAGGGAACTCTTAAAACAAAGAGTGGTAGATTTCATTGGAATAATGAGAATATATCTCATTTAGATTATGAGAGTCAACCGCATGAGATTGAAGCATTAGAACAAGAGGCAATATTAACACAGAGATATTATAAAGAAATACATGATGTGATACTTCCATTAAAGGCATGTACCTTTGACTTATAAGAAATCCTAATTAGTACAAAACAGTTTTTAACATGGAACCAATTACACTAACAGTTAATTTAACTGAAGCAATACAAGATCTTCAATTAGGTCTTACTCAAGAGCAAATAGAGTTCATAGCTAAAGATATTAAGCGAGGATGGGATTTTAATCACATATATGAAGAAATCGAAGTAAAGGTTGAAGAATCTGCAAGGTATGCTAATATAACCTTGTCCGAATAAATCCACCCATGCCCTACAAAGATCCTGTAAAGCAGAAAGAGGCACAACGTCAATGGTATCTTAAAAATAAAAAGATAACCATTAAAAGATCCATGAAGTATAAGCATGATAACCAAGTTTGGTTTAAAGAAACTAAACTAAAGGATGTTGCTTCAGGATGTGTTAAATGTGGTCACAAAGGTGATCCAAGTGAGTTTGACTATCATCATATAGATCCATCAACTAAGATATTCGCTGTATCTGATATGTTGGGTACTTATGGAAGACCTAAAGTTATCGCAGAAATGGCAAAATGCGAAATAATGTGTAAATCATGCCACTACAAACATCATCATCCTTAATTATGTCACAATTTTCTGAAAAAACTATTAGCAAACTTGCTGATACATTGGTAGAAGATGTAATTGATTACATCATGGAAGATGAGAGACTCAATGAGTTCTATCTTGAGGTCATAGGTGACGCTGTATGCGATAAGATAGGAACAAAGAACCCTGATGGTACATGCTCTATTGATGGTGGAATATCAGCAGAATTGATTATTGAAATAGCAAGTAGAATACAATTAATAAGCACCCCTGATGTGAGATATAGAAATACAGGTGCTATTGATGATATAGTATCATTTTTTAAAAGTAAAAAGGGTGCGTAAGTTTCAAATATGATACATACTCTGTATGGATTGTAAGCGAAACTTTATATTTCTTTAAGAGCAATCTCCCGAAAGGGAGATTTTTTATGCTATAATAGCATTATATTATTGATTTAAGGATGCCACTACGTCCACACCAAATTGATGCTCTTGATGCCATGTTAAAACATGACAAGGGGCAAATCATAGTTCCTACAGGTGGTGGTAAGACCATGTGTATGATTAATGATACTAATAGAGTTGATGGTACTATTGTTGTAGTAGCACCAAGAATATTATTAGCAGAACAATTATCGTCAGAGTTTCTTGAATTAATTGATGATGTAGAAGTAATGCATGTTCATAGTGGTGAAACACATCACTATTCATCAACCAAATCAAATGATATTGCTGATTGGAGTTTACTTAATAGATTGTTTGGTAAAAGAAGTTTAATCTTTACCACATATCATTCATTACATAGGGTACAACATTCTGGTATTCCTGTAGATACAATTTACTTTGATGAGGCACACAATAGTGTTAGTAAAAATTTCTTCCCTTCTGTTAGATTTTATGGTACTGTGGGGTCTAACAGGTGCTTTTTCTTTACTGCTACTCCTAAGCATAGTCGTACTAACAAGAGATCAGCAATGAATGATACTAATGTGTATGGTGATGTTATATGTAAAGTACCAGCACCTAAGTTAGTTGATGAAGGTTATATTTTACCACCAAAACTTGAAGTATTTAAGAGTAAGATATTATCTAAAGATGAGATTACACCTATTGTAGAATCAAAAGAGATAATCAATGGTATTGATAGATTAAATGTAGATAAAGTGCTTATTTGTGCTAAGTCTACCAAACAAATTACTGGTCTTTTGTATGGTTCTAAATTTCTTGATGAATTGGCATGGCGTGGTTATTCATGGATGACTATCACATCAAAAACAGGTGCTATTATTGATGGTGATAAGGTTGATAGGGAAGAGTTTTTCAATGTTCTTAATGCTTGGGGTAAGGATGATGATAAGAAGTTTGTAGTTCTACATCACAGTATCCTATCTGAAGGAATCAATGTCAAGGGTCTTGAGGCAGCATTGGTTATGAGGAATAGTGATTATATCACTATCAGTCAAACAATAGGTAGGGTGATTAGAATAGGAAACTCTGATAAGACACATGGCAAAGTATGTATTCCTGTGTATAGTAAGGTTGGCATATCTACTGCCAGAAAGGTTGAAAATGTAGTTGATATTGTATTCAATCAAGGTGAACCAGCAATTTCTTACATAACAAGATGATTGATTTTAGTACATTTCAGTTAGATAGATTATCTAAACTTCTATACACAATTAGAGGTTATACTGATAACAATTTAAGATTTCCAAAAGCAGGTGAAATGGTTGAAAAGGCACTTGCTGAATATAGTAATGGTTTACTTAAAAGAGTAAATCTAACAGGCATTGATTTGATTACTAAGGATAATGTTTCTTATGAATCAAAGGTGACACAGTTTAAGAATAAATCAGGTATAGCAATTAGAGATTTAATTCTTAAGAATAGGAGAACAGCAAAAGATTATGATGATAAACTTGCTGATTACTTTATTATATCATCTGTGAAGAGTGGTAAAGTATGTTGTGTAAAATCTGATAGATTTTATAACTTTAAGGATACTGGGGCATATTTAACAGCATCATGTAATCCTGATGTTTCAGATTTCTTCTTAACAGGTTATAATAACTTAAATGAGTCAAGAGATTATTTTGAGGAATCTGAAGATTATGATTTACAGTTTATTAGATCAATTACATGAACATTAAAGAAGACGAATACATGTCAAGTGATGTGTGGAAAAGAAATATTCCACCAGTTACTAATTTCAAAAGAGGAAGTGCCTACAATCAATTTGGTATGTGGGTTATGTGGATTTACTATATCATAATACCTATGATGATAGTAAGGTTAATCTGGGATTTAAACAAATGAGAGACACTATTTTATTTGGAGATTGTAGAGATACACTCAAAGAGTTTGATGAGAAAGCGAGGATGTGTGTTACATCACCCCCTTACTATGGTTTAAGAGACTATGGTGGAGAAGAATCGCAGATAGGATTAGAACAAACTCCAGAGGAGTTTATTGATGAGTTGGTAAAGGTATTCAGAGAAGTAAGAAATGTGCTTACAGATGATGGAACTTGTTGGGTAAATCTGGGTGATAGTTATTATAACTATAGACCAAGTAAAAATGGAAAATCTTATGTGAAACAAACTGTAAGTAGAACTAATCAAGATCTACCAGACAATTCACCTAAAAGAGGAACAAAGTTACAAGGATATAAAGAGAAGGATCTCATTGGTATTCCTTGGATGTTTGCGTTTGCTATGAGGGCAGATGGATGGTATCTGAGACAAGATATTATATGGCATAAACCTAATCCAATGCCTGAAAGTGTGAGAGATAGATGTACAAAATCGCATGAATATATGTTCTTGTTTAGTAAGAATAAGAAGTATTTCTATGATAATGAAGCAATCAAAGAACCAGCAAAAGATTGGGGTACAAGAGATAGAACTAAAGGCAAGTATCATAATGAGGGAACAGGATTACAACCCCATTCAGGTTTAAGTAAGAGTTATCCAACTAAGAATAAGAGATCAGTATGGAGTATTACCAATAAACCATACAAAGGTGCACATTTTGCAGTGTATCCACCCGACCTGATTGAACCCTGTATCAAGGCAGGAAGTGAGAAGGGTGATATTGTACTTGATCCATTCATGGGAAGTGGAACTACTGCTATGGTGGCAAAATCACTAGGTAGAGACTACATTGGATGTGAGTTACATGAAGATTATGGTGATCTTATAAACAAGAGAGTATATGATAGGGGTGGAACGCTTGATGCGTTAATGTGACAGTTAAATAATTGTCACAGAGGTCATTCACAAGTAATGTATCCATCACTATAATAAGAGAGTAATCAAGGGAACCACCCATGAACACACCCTCAAATCAAATCTTTACTGACATTGATTTTTTAGTTGATGAAATGGCAATGGACGCTGACCAATGCGATGAGATATTGAAAGCATGTGAAGATCTTGGAGGTATTAGTGCCGAGTATTTCTGTGAGGAGTTTGTATTCATTCCTGATGATTCTACTCCAGATGATGTAGCAAGATTACATGATCCAGACTATCTCAACATAGCAGTTTTCAATTCACTTTGGTGGTAACAATGACAAAACTTACTTCAAAACAACACAACGAAATCGCTGAACAATTCGCTGAATTAGTTGTTGATGGCATGGACATGAAAACACTTGTCGGATATGCTATGGATAATCTCATGGAATATTATGAGAAGTGTGATGAACATGAATTGAGAGAATTGGTTGATGAGTATGATGAAGATTTATTTGATGAGTTACTTGACAATGTAACCCAACAATATCCTAAACAAGTTAATTCTTTTGGAAATTGAAAATGCAACCACTTGACCCTAAAATCTATGAGG